GGTCAGCTTCAGCAGCCTTACCTGTACGTGAGCCTTCCATCATTGACTGATTAAGCTGCGCACGACCTTCAGCATCGGCTGATAACTGTGACATATAAAATACAGCACAGTCATATGTCTTGGCAATCTGCCTAGCGTAGATAGCACAAGCCTTCAGTGCCTCATCAGGTCTTGAGTATGAACCAGCCACACCAAACTTATCACCCATGTCTAGTACAAGGATGTCAGGCTTGTGCGTCTTACATACAGACTCAACCCATGCCATGTCACGACCACCAGCATCCTTGATCTTGATGTTGTTCATCACTGGCTCGTACTTGGCCTTGGCTGCACCAATGTTGTCTCGTACCTCACGTGCTGTCATACCAGCGGCAGCAGTCAGGTATCTAGCACCGACACGGTGAGTAGGTTCCTCATTACATAGGATGATACACTTAGCACCCTGATGTGCAAAACCGCCCGGTGCAGCAATCAAGCTGGCATGGAAGGATGTCTTGCCAGTGTTAGGTCTAGCACCTACTTCGATAAGCTGACCACCTGACACACCCTCAACCTTACGTGTAACTGATGGTATGTTGAATGACCACTTGGCTTCCAACTCAGCCTTCGCCATAAGCGTTTCAATGCTGATGTCATCCCACTCAATATTGAGGTTAGGAATGAAGTCATCACCATAACGCTCTAGCAGATCACGTAGCTTCTCAAGGGTAGCAGCATCACCATTGACCATATCAAAGCCAATGTTAGCAACGTCCTCGCCCACTACCTGTTGGAATAGCTTGGACAATACCTCTTGTGCTATGTCACTACCCATAGGCTGCTCACGTTTTATCTGTGCAAACAGACTTGAGTAGGCTTGCTTCTGTGCTGTAGTCAATGTGGGATTGTTAGACATGAACAATGCCTCAATCTCATCTGGTGTTACAGTACGCTCGTACCGATCCATAGCTGTGTCGATAGCTTCTTTAATCTTACGAGCATCCTTACTAAACAACTTCTGTGGACACTTTGATCCACGATGATCGTCATAAAATGACTTGTCCATAAGACTTCTAATGATTGATAATTCCATATAGGTTCTCCATATCTGTCGGGTTACGATATTTCAAATCGTCAGTCAGTCGTAGTACACGAACATCGTTTACGTGACCACGTAATTCCTTTGCCATCTGCAAAGTCTTGGGTAGCGCATCGGGGTCTAACGCTATGATTGCTGTTGAGAACTGTGCGAGATACCCTTTATGCGCCTCTTGCAATGATGTGCCTAGAAGCGCAACCCCGACAAAGGAACCGTAACCAACAACGGCTGCACTCACACAGTCCTCAACAACTACTGCGACTTTACCACACCCAGCGGTGTAAGGCAAGCCACTTTTTCCATATCTTTTCCATTTAGGTAGGCGATTACCAAGTGAACGGCCTGTCGCATCTACCATAACTCCATCGTGCATGACAGGAAATACCACACGGCTTTCCTTTACATCATACAACAAACCTAACTCATCTATGTCCAAGCCCCATGTGTCACACCATCTGTTCATGTATACATTCTCACGATGGGGTATGATGTATGTAGGTAACTCAAACGTACTGGCAGCAAATTCTTCTGCACCTCTGAAGCCTGACCGAATGTCATCGACTGTAAGACGCACACGATTACCACCTTTGATGCCGCATGATACCTTGTAACAATTCCAGACAAGTGAACCCATGTTGTTGGTGATAGTGAATGTCTTGAGGCCACCACAGTTAGGACAGTTCATGCGCTTTGTATGCCCATTAGGTACATCTATATCACTTATAATGTTATATATATCCATATGTAATACTCACTTTCGTTGCGGCAGTTAAGTGCTTTTACCATGTGACTTCCTCATTGTCAATGCAGAATTTGCAGATGAGTAAGTATTTTTCATGTATGGTTTAACTGATTGTGGGTTAGTGTGTCCTGTAACCGACATGATTTGTCCCATAGGTACACCTGCCTCTACCATCTGTGTCGTACCAGTCCTTCGTAAGTCCATCAGCCGTAGTTCCTCAGACAGCCCAGCTTCACGCATGACTGCCCTTCCTGCTTTGGATAGGCGTTCCATGCTGTAAGGTTGGTACTGCCCCTGTACAGGCATTGTACGAGGAACAACGTACTGTTGAAAGCCAAAGTCTTGCTCTTGATGTATCAGCATATCATATAGGTCATCTTCTATGGGCAGCGTTACCTCTGCTCTGCGCTTTGATTGCTCAAGAGATAGCTTTCTATTTGCAAAGTCAAAGTTATCCCATGTCAACAGACGCATGTCGCCTAGTCGCTGACACCATTCGTATGCCATGTGTACTATCAGGCCAATGCTGCGCCATTCAAATGCACCGTATGCAGTGTCAAGGAATTGACGCACATCATCTTCTGTCCACACAACCTTGCGTTGTGGTGGTGTCTTACGTCTGACACTAGCAAAGGGGTTGACCGTTGCATACTCCATGTCAATAGCATAACGAAACACAATAGATGACACAGTGCAGATGTGGTTGGCGAAGCTAATGCCTCGCACAACCCACTCTTCATAAGCGTGTTTAGCTTGCTTGCTAGACAGCTTGTCAAAGTTTACATCTCCAAAACTGTCACACATTACACCAAGAAAGTATTGATAGTCCTTCTTAGTTCTGTCTCGTAACATACTGAAATCATTGGATGTATAGTACTTGTCAACTAGTTGCTGCACTGTCTTCATCACGTTCTCCTAATCTCTGTGTCCATATGTTTCAGCGTTCTCACCATTCCTGACAACACACCCAGCGGGTGCTTCATCACAGTTAGGATAGCTGTAACAAACAACGTGCCTATCTTCTTCATAGACTTGTTCTTTTATTACCTTGAGTTTGCCACTGCCTGTTAAGTTATAATAACTTGGTATACAAGCACCCGCTAACATGGATAGGAACTTTTTCTTTGCGTCATCTATGGTTTCTGCTACGACTTCTGCATGTACCATACCATCTACAGACCAAGGACGAAACTCTATAGTGTACTTGGTAAACTCAACGCAAACATCCTCATCATCATCATTTATATCTGTCATGCTGCTAACAACTCATTGAACTGCTTGCTTTCAATCCAACGTGACACCTTCTCTTCACGCTCCCACATATTCTTTGCGGCTGTATCTTTACCAGTCTTACGCAACTTGAAACCGTTACGCTCATCAGCATAGCTTGCATAGTTTGTGAAGGCAGAGTACAAAGCAAAGGCATTGTTACCACGAACACCAGCCTCTTGATTATACAACTGGAACAACCCATCAGACTTGCCCTTGTCAAGTGATTCAAGCATAGCTTTCACATCACCTACATACAGGCTCTTGTTAGCCCATGCTTGTATCTGCTTGTGATAGTCAGTGAAATCATCGTTAGCTTTGCCCAGCTTTTGAATGAACCTATCAAGGCTGAATCCGCTAGTGTTCTTACGGCGTACCTTGTCATGCTCACCTCGCACCATGCCATTGGTGCAGAAGAAGTCGATAGCCCCAAACAGTACAGTGTTAGAGCATGTGCCATCAACACCATGCAATGCTATGATGCGTTGTGCAATCTCAGTCTCATGCTTTGGTGTGACAATCTTATGCTTCATGTTAGGCAGAGTCATGTCCATCATAGCCCAGCCATTTTGATGAGCATCACGCCACACAATATTAGCATCAGCATACTCATCATCAGTCAGGTGATTCGTGACAGCATCCATTACATCACGGAAAAAGTCACCATGTGATACACAGTTGAAGTCCTTGCCAACGATAGCGATAGGTTCGCCAGTGTTATTGTCAATGACATACTTCTTGTCAGCTACACGAGTAGGCTCAAAGGTTACGTCAAAGTCTAAGTTCTCAGGGATATATTCTAACATAGGTATTCTCCTTTACAATATGATTAGTATTAGTGGTAGTATGGTAATCCACAGTATCAAGTCCATAGTTATACTCCTTATTATATAAGATGTCAACCGTGTTCCAACTCCTTCTGGAACTCAGTCCATGCGGCATGAAACACCTCGTTGAAACTGTGGTAGTTGGCATCCTCAAAGGCAGCAGACGCTACCTCAAAGATGTCCTGCCCACTCCACTTGACTGCTTGGGATAGCTGTATCCCTTTGATTTCATTACTATTCATG